ATGAAATTTCCCTTTCGTCTGCCCTGGGCTGAAGCCCGGGATCGAACCCCCTTGCGCGAAGAAAAGGCGCTGCATCCTCGGCCCGGAACGGCGCTGGCGCTGATTGCGGGCGAGGGCGAGGCGCGCTGGACGGGGCGGAATTATGCGGCCCTTTCGCGAGAAGGGTTCATGAAGAACCCGGTGGCGCATCGCTGCGTGCGGCTGGTGTCTGAGGCTGCGGCCAGTATCGGCTTTCTCGCCTATCAGGCGGCGGTCGAGCGAGAGGGGCATCCCGCACTTGCTCTGCTGTCTCGGCCGAACGGGGCGATGACGGGGGCGGATTTTCTCGAAACGCTCTATGGCCAGCTGCTGCTCTCGGGCAATGCCTATGTCGAGGCGGTGGCCACGGGCGTGCGCAGTGCGGAAAGGGCGGCTGAGCTGCACCTTTTGCGGCCCGATCGGGTGAGCGTGGTGACCGGGGCGGATGGCTGGCCGTCTGCCTATGATTATCGTGCCGGCACCAAGGCGAGGCGGATCACGCTCGATGGTCTCCTGCATCTGAAGCTGTTTCACCCGCTCGATGACCACGAGGGTTTTGCGCCGCTGGCGGCAGCGCAAGTGGCGCTTGATCTGCACAATGCGGCGGGGCGCTGGAACAAGGCGCTGCTCGACAATTCGGCCAGGCCCTCCGGCGCGCTGGTCTATCAGCCGAAGGAGGGTGGTAATCTCTCCGCCGACCAGTATCAGCGGCTGAAGGTGGAGCTCGATGAGGGTTATTCCGGCCCGATGCGTGCCGGGCGGCCGCTGCTGCTTGAGGGCGGGCTCGACTGGAAATCGATGGGGCTCTCGCCCAAGGACATGGATTTCGTCGAGGCGAAGAACGGGGCAGCGCGCGACATCGCGCTCGCCTTCGGCGTGCCGCCGATGCTGCTCGGCATTCCCGGCGACAACACCTATGCCAATTACCAGGAGGCGAACCGCGCCTTCTATCGGCTGACCGTTCTGCCGCTGGCGACGCGCACCGGGGCGTCGCTTTCGGTGTTTCTGGGCGAGTTGACGGGCGAGGCGGTTAGACTGGTGCCGGATCTCGACACGGTGGCGGGGCTTTCGGCCGAGCGCGATGCGCTTTGGGCGCGGGTCGGGGCTGCAGGGTTTTTGACGGATGAGGAGAAGCGCGAGGCGGTGGGGTATTGATTGGTGCCGACTGGACCGATCCCCTCACCAACAAAATCTGAGGTTTAGCCCTGATCGGGCTAAGTCCTCGATTTTGTAACCTCTCCCACAAGGGGAGAGGTGTAGATGCGGCTGGCGGCGCGTTCCCTCTCCCCCCTCTGTGGGGGAGAAAGCGAAATCGAAGGCTTAGGCAAGCGCAAGCCGCCTAAACTTCAGATTTCGCCAGTGACGGGATCAGTTCCACTGGCAATACCCCAGCATCATACGGATGCCGGCCACAAAAGACCGCGCTAGGATGCTCGCTCTACCGATACGGACACCCACCCATGGAGACCCAGCCCCACCTCCCACCCGGTGCCAGCCTCACCCCCGACTGGATCACCCCTCAGCAGGAAGTAGCGCTTGCCGCCTTCCTCGATGCGGGTGACTGGAGCGGCGGGCTGAAGCGGCGGGTGCGGCATTTCGGCTATCGTTATGACTACCGGGCGAGGAGCGCCACGGTGGAGAGCCGCATCGGTCCGCTGCCGGACATGCTCAAGGGGCTGGCGGAGCGGCTGGTGGCGGACGGGTTTTTCTCAGACGTGCCGGACCAGGTGATCGCCAACGAATATCTGCCCGGGCAGGGGATCAGTGCGCATGTCGATTGCGAGCCGTGTTTCGGCGAGGTGATTGCTTAGCTCAGTCTGCTGTCGGTCTGCGAGATGCGGTTTGCATCCCTTTCAAGCGGGGAGACACGGGCGGTCATCTTGCCGCCGCGTTCGCTGCTGGTGTTCAGTGGGCCGGCGCGGCGTGACTGGACGCATGCGATCGCGGCCCGGCGGTCTGATGTGATTGACGGTCTGCGGCTTGCTCGACAGCGGCGAGTGTCGCTGACCTTTCGGACGATGCGGTTTTGACCGCAGGCCGTGCACGAGGGTGCGGCGGCTTCAACCGTCGTCTCAACCACCGGAATCGATCCATGAGCTTTTGCAGCCAAGCGATTCCAGGGACTCGGCAAATCGCCTTCACTTCACCTGACGGATGAAGCGCTGGACGGCAGCGGACGGGGAAAGCGGCGCCGGCCGCAGCCTGTCGGCGGGATCGTTCCGGCCGGCGCTCATCGAAAAAGCTAACCGCGAAAGATGAACAAATGACTGACTTCGGCCATGATGGCGGGGTGACCTCCGCGCGTCTGATCGGTGCCGTCGCGGGCTCCGCGATCTCGCTCGTCTACCTGCTTCCCAAACATCGCCGCGAGGCGGCTGTGCGCTTCCTGACCGGGCTTGCCTGTGGGCTGATCTTCGGCGGGCCGACGGGGCTTTGGGGCGCCGGACAGCTGGGGCTTGAGGGCAGGTTGTCTCCCGCCGAGATCATGCTGGCAGGGGCGACGCTTGCCTCCTTCACCGCCTGGTGGGGGCTGGGTATGCTGGTGCGACTGACGGGGCGGGCGGGGGACAAGGTTGGCGGGTGAACTCCCTCATCCTGAGGCGCCCCTGCGCAAGCGGGGGCCTCGAAGGATCGCGCTTCGTTGTAATGGGTGGCCCTGACCCTTCGAGGCCCGCGCGGTGCGCGGGCACCTCAGGGTGAGGGGTTAAGGGCGGAGCGGCTATCCACCCACCCCTTGAGGGGGAGGGTCGGAGCGCAGCTCCGGGGTGGGGTGACGGGTTCGGCGCTTCACTCTGAGTTCAGCATTCCACTCGCGGCCAGGATCACCCCCACCCGCCGCGTTGCGGCGACCTCCCCCCTCAAGGGGGAGGTGGGTGCCAGCACAATCAACATCACGAGGAGACGAGCCATGCAGGCTTTGGAAACGGCGGGTGCGCCGCGGTTTTGGTATGCCGGGCTGACGCTGAAGGGCGTGGCCGGCGACGGGCGGTTTTCGGGTTATGCGAGCCTGTTCGGCGAGGTGGATCTCGGCCGCGACGCAATCGAGCCCGGCGCCTTTGCAGCCTCGCTGACAAAGCGCGGGGCGGGTGGCGTGCGCATGCTCTTTCAGCACGATCCGGCCGAGGTGATTGGCCGCTGGACAGAGATCCGCGAGGATGAGCGGGGGCTTTATGTCGAGGGCAGGCTCGCCACCGATGTGAGCCGTGCCCGCGAGGTGCATGCGCTGATGAAGGCGGGGGCTCTCGATGGTCTGTCGATCGGCTTTCGCGCGGTCAAGACGAGGGCGGACCGCAAGACGGGCGTGCGGCGCATTCTCGAGGCAGATCTCTGGGAGATCTCGGTGGTGACCTTTCCCATGCTGCCGACGGCGAGAGTGTCCAATGTCAAGCACAGGCGGTTCTACCGCGACAGGGAAACCGAGCTTGTCCGGCTGATGCGCCGGGCGGCTCGGTCGATGGCGAACAATCACTTCACGAAAGGATGAGCGACATGGAAGACGCGATGATGGCAGGTGAGAACAGGATGGTTGAGGCGGGGCTTGCAGCCTCCGCTGCAGGCGGGCGAGGCAGCAAGCGGGCCAAGGGGGCGCCCGCCAGGTTGGCACCGGAGGTGAAGGCGGCACCCGATACGGTGACCTCGGCCTTTGCTGAATTCATGAGTGCCTTCGAGGCCTTCAAGGAGGCGAATGACGAGCGGCTGGGCGAGATCGAGGAGAAGCTTTCGAGCGATGTCGTGACCCGCGACAAGGTCGAGCGGATCAACAAGGCGATCGACGAGCAGAGCCGGCTTTTGGACGAACTCGTGCTGAAGAAGCGCCGTCCGGCGCTCGACCGGCCCGGTCGTGAGGAGGCGGGGCTGGCCGAACACAAGGCGGCCTTCGAGGCCTATGTGCGGCGCGGCGACGACCAGGCGCTCCGCGATCTCGACCAGAAGGCGCTGTCGGCGGGTGTTTCCGGCGATGGCGGTTATCTCGTGCCGCCGCAGGTGGACGAGGAGATCGGCCGCAGGCTGAGGGTCATCTCGCCGATCCGGTCGCTGGCGACCGTGCGGCAGGTCTCGGGCGCGGTGTTGAAGAAGCCGTTTGCTGCCTCGGGTTTTGCCTCGGGCTGGGTGGCGGAGACGGCGGCGCGCACGCAAACCGGCACGCCGGAACTCTCCGAACTCGCCTTCCCGACCATGGAGCTCTATGCCATGCCGGCGGCAACCCAAGGTCTGCTCGACGATGCCGCCGTCGACATCGAGGCCTGGATTGCGGCCGAAGTCGACATCGCCTTTGCCGAACAGGAGGGCGAGGCGTTTGTGTCGGGCGATGGCGTGCTGAAGCCGAAGGGCTTTCTGAGCTATGATCAGGTGGCCGACGGCGCCTGGGAATGGGGCAAGATCGGCACGGTTGTCACCGGTGCGGCCGGGGCCTTTGCGGCAAGCGGGGCGTCGGACGTGCTGATCAACGTGGTCTATGCGCTGAAGGCGGGGCATCGCCAGAACGGCACCTTCGTGATGAGCCGTCGCAGCCAGGGCGCGGTGCGCAAGCTGAAGGATGCCGACGGCAACTATCTCTGGGCGCCGCCGGCGCGGGCGGGTGATCCCGCTTCGCTGATGGGCTTCCCGGTGGCCGAATCCGAGGACATGCCGGAGATTGCGGCCAATGCGACGGCAATCGCCTTCGGTGATTTCCGCGCGGGTTATCTCGTGGTGGATCGCGTCGGTGTGCGGGTGCTGCGCGATCCTTATTCGGCGAAACCCTATGTGCTGTTCTACACGACGAAGCGCGTCGGCGGCGGCGTGCAGGACTTCGAGGCGATCAAGCTGGTGAAGTTCGGGGCGTGACCCTCCCCCTCTCCCCTTTGTGGGAGAGGATACAAAATCGAGGGCTTAGCCCGATGAGGGCTAAACCTCAGATTTTGTTGGTGAGGGGATCGGTAATGGTAGCACTGAGAACGGACCCTTCGGTGGAGGGCCGCCAGGGGGCTGTTATCTCGTGCCAACGGAACCGATCCCCTCACCTGGAAAATCTGAAGTTTAGGCGGCTTGCGCTCGCCTAAGCCTTCGATTTTCCGCCCTCCCCACATGGGGGGAGGTGGCCCCCGCCAGCACTTCGGCTCCCTCATGCTGAGCTGCCCTCGTAAGGAAAGGGCCTCGAATCATCCACCTCTCAACTCTTCAGGGTGGCCTCGCCCTTCGAGGCCGGGCGTGGCCCGGCGCCTCAGGGTGAGGGGCTACCTACAATTCGTTTTCAAGGAACCTCCCATGACCATTATCGAACTCACTCCACCCGCTGTGGAGCCGCTGACGCCTGTCGAGATCAGGGCGCATCTGAGGCTCGATACGGAGGAGGAAGATGCGCTGCTTTCAGCGCTTGCCGTCGTCGCCCGCGAGCATCTGGAGCGGGAGACGGGGCTGGTGCTGGCGACCGGGGATTTCAGGTTTTGTCTCGACGACTGGCCGGCGGATGGGATTGTGACCATTCCGCGTGGGCCTATCAGGGTGGTGACGGCGGTGACCGTCTATGACGGCGATGGTGAACCGCAGGCTGTCGATCTCGAAGGGCATTTGCTCGACGGTCAGGCGCGTCCAGCGCGGCTCTGGCTGCGGGACGTGCCGCAGCCGGGGCGGGCGATGAACGGGATCGAGGTGGAGTTTTCCGCCGGCTTCGGCGAGAGCGGCGCGGATGTGCCGGAGACGCTGAAGCGGGCGATGCTTTTGCATGTGGCGGCGATGTTTGCCTGCCGGGGCGTGGTCGCGGTCGATGCCCAGCCGGCGGTGGTGCCGCCGGGATACGACCGGCTGATCGCACCCTTTTGCCGGCGGGGGCTCTGATCATGGCGATGATGGATATCGATGCCGGGCGGCTGACGGTGCGGTTGGTGCTGGAGCGGCCTGATATGGTCGACGATGATCAGGGCGGGGCGGTGACGGGGTTGGTGGAAGTCGCCCGCGTCTGGGCGCTGGTCGAGCCGCGCAGCTTTGCCGAAGAGGAAAAGGGGCCGGGGCTTGTGGCGACCGTCACGCATCATGTGACGGTTCGCGCGCGTGGCGATCTCGTGGCCGGGCAGCGCTTTCGCAAAGGCGCGCGGGTGTTCGAGATCCTGGCGGTGCGCGATCCCGACGAGACGGGCCGGTTTCAGCTGGCTCTGTGTCGCGAGGTGACGGGATGAGCGGCGGCGCCAGACAAGGGCGCGGATCCGGGCGGCGGGGCGTGGGTTTGGAGGAGACGGGCAGGCAGCTCGCCGTGATCTTGCGGCGGGCACTGGCGGTCCGTGTGGCGAAGCGCAGCGATCGGGCATCGAAAGACGGGGGCTCGATGGAGCCGGATGGGTCGGCGACCCAAGGACTGGGCGCCGACGGACGCGATAACCGGGTAACCGGTGAGGCGCAGACGGGCCGCTAGGCAAATGGAAGCTTCGCGGCCACCGGCTGCGCGCGAGGGTCACGAAAGAGCCGGCCGGTGTCGCACGGTAGAGCCACGGGAGAGTGGAATATGACGAATGCGGTCAATGCCTTGCTGGTGGGCCTTCAACAGGCGGTAAAGGCCAATGTGGACCTGATGGCGGTGCTCGGACCCCAGGGACTGTCCGACCGGACGATCCGGCCGCAACGCTTTCCGGCGCTTGTCGTCGGCGCGGTCGAAGCGCGGGATTTTTCGACAGGTGAGGCCGAGGGGGCTGAGATCCTGTTGACGCTCGAGGCCTGGAGTGCGGTCTCGCGACGCGAGGCCGAAGGGCTGGTGGCGGAGGTGAGGCGGCTGGCCGATGGCTTGCCGGAGATGCTGGGCGAGTTTCGGCTCGTCAACTTTCGGCACCGCCGGACGACAAGCCGGCGCGAGGTGAAGGCGGGGTTGTTCGTGGCCGAGGCGGGGTTTCGGGCGGTGGTGGAGTGAGGCAAGTTCATCTCCCCCCTTGCGGCGGAGAAAGCGAAATCGAGGAATTGGCCCGGTCAGGGCCATACCTCAGATTTTGCAAGTGGGGGGCTTCGTGAGGTTTTCGCCCCGGCAACCTAAGCCCCTCTCTTGGAAAATCTGAAGTTTAGGCGGCTTGCGCTCGCCTAATCCTTCGATTTTCCGTTCTCCCCCGCAAGGGGGGAGAGAGGACTACCAACCTGTCCCCGCTTCGCAATCACCGCCAGCGCCAGGATGGCCGCAAAACCCGTTGCGGCGAAGAGGGTGGCAAGTACGAGGCCGGCATCGATGCCGGCGCGGTCGATGACGGCTGTCATCAGGACGGGGGCGGTCGCATTGGCGAGGTTTTGCGGCAGAGCGAGGCGCGCCGACTGGCGGGCGAAGCGGCTGGCGGAGAAGAAGGCGAGCGGCAGGGTGGCGCGCGCAAGCGTCGTGACGCCGGAGCCGAAGCCGTAGAGCGCGGTGAACATCAGTAGGCTCGACGGCGTGCCGGATGAGAAGATCAAGAGCAGGGTGGAACCCGTGAGCATGGCCATGCCGGCAAGCCCGGTGGTCACAGGCGAGGAGCGCTTGCCGAGCACCAGATCGAAGGCGCGGGCGGCAATGCCGAAGACGGCGCGCAGCGAGCCGAGCTGCAGCGCCAGCGCCGGCGTGGCGCCGGAGAGTTCGAGGATATGCAGGAGCTGCGGCGACAACCCGAAGGTCATCAGGCTGGCGAGCGAGGTCGAGAGCGCAATCAGCAGGAAGGCGAGCGTCGCCATGCGGCGGCTCATCTCCAGGGGTTCCCGGGCGTCCGCGGCGAGGTCCTCGGCCGAGCGGGTGATCGCGATGCGGCCGAGCGACAGATGGATCGGCAGCGCCAGCACGAGCTGGGCGGCAGCGGCGGCGAAAAGCGCCCCGCGCCAGCCGAAGGCCTCACCGGCCAGCGTCAGAAGCGGCCAGCAGACCGCCGAGGAAAGCCCGGTGAAGATCATCAGGATACCAATGGCGCGGCGGGAATTGTGGCCCTCGCGCTCGACGACGGCAGCAAAGGCCGGGACCGTCAGGGCAAACGATCCGCCGGCGCCGAGGATCAGCCAGGCGATCGCATAGGTGACGATGCCCGAGGAGAGCGCCAGCATGGCAAGGCCTGTTGCCATCAGGACCGAGCCCATGGCGAGCACCTTCGAGGCACCGTGGCGGGCGATCATCCGGCCGGTCCAGGGACCGAGAAAGGCCATGACGAGCATCATCACGGTGAGCCCGGCAAAGGCGGTCTCGTTGGCAAGTCCGAGATCGGACGCAATGGCTCGGCCGAAGACGGCCGGCATTTCATAGGTCGTGCCCCAGCCGAGGATCTGCGAGACCGCAAGCGCGGCAACGAGGAGGGTGCGGGGCATGTTCATGCGAGACTCGGGGGATGATAGTTCGGGGCGGGGTCTTCTTCTAGGCCGGTTGTAGGGCGGGCGATAGGGTGAAATCTTGGGATGTGTGCGTGTTGGGGGATGCTACACCCTCCCCTTGAGGGGGAGGGTCGGACCGCAGGTCCGGGGTGGGGTGATCCAGTTTTCCGGGTGTGCCCTTTCTGAGGGTGGTCACCCCCACCCGCCGCTCTGCGGCGACCTCCCCCCTCAAGGGGGAGGTGTAAAGCGCCGCTTGTGGCCTCGGCCCTTCGAGGCTTGCCATTGCCGGGCACCTCAGGGTGAGAGGACGTTCGAGTGTGCCGTCTCCACCCTCCCCTTGAGGGGGAGGGTCGGACCGAAGGTCCGGGGTGGGGTGATGCCGATTCTGGCTGTGCCCTTTCTGGCGAAGATCACCCCCACCCGCCGCTTTGCGGCGACCTGCCCCCTCAAGGGGGAGGTGGGAGAGCCGTCGGCACCTCGCCCGAAAACAATCACAGACATCATCAAAGGAGAGACGCCATGGGCGCGCAGAAGGGCAAGGACCTGTTGCTGAAGGTCGAGGACGGGGCGGGGTTCGTGACGGTGGCGGGCTTGAGGGCCAGGCGTCTCGCCTTCAATGCGCAATCGGTCGACGTGACCGATAGTGAAAGCGCCGGGCGCTGGCGGGAGCTCCTGGAGGGGGCGGGGGTCAGGCGCGCGGGGTTGACGGGCTCCGGCCTGTTCAAGGATGCCGCTTCCGATGCGCTGATAAGGGCGGCCTTTTTTGCCGGCTCCATCCTGACCTATCAGGTGGTGATCCCGGATTTCGGCACGGTGACGGCGCCGTTTCAGGTGACGGCGCTGGATTATGCCGGCAATCACGACGGCGAGGTGACCTTCGAGATCGCGCTGGAATCGGCCGGTGCCGTTTCCTTCGCGGCGCTGTGAGGCGGTCATGCGGGGCTATGAACGAGACATGCGCGAACCGGTGACGGTCAACCGCGCCAACCGCCATCGCGGCGAGGTCGAAGGCATCATCGACGGCGAACGGCGTATTCTATGTCTGACGCTCGGCGCGCTTGCCGAGCTCGAGACCGCTTTCGGAGCTGATAGTCTTACGGATCTCGCGACACGCTTTGCCGGCGGACGGCTGAAGAGCGCCGATCTGACCCGTATCCTCGCCTGCGGATTGCGTGGCGGGGGCAACCGGGTTGCCGATACCGATGTCGCCGAGATGGCGGTCGAGGGCGGCGTGGCGGGTGCAGCGAAACTGGTGGGCGAGTTGCTGGCGGTGACCTTTGGGGCTGAACCAGACGCGCAGGATCTAAGATCACGCGAGGGCGGCAGCTCCCCTTGAGGGCCGCAGGCGGGCGAGAGGCGCGGCCGTTTCCCTGGGGATCGGTGATGACGCTCGGTCTCTCCCGCCTGCGGCTTTCTCCTGATGTGTTCTGGGGCCTGAGTCTGCCGGAGCTGGCGGCAATGGCAGGGGCTTTCGGTGAGCCCGCCGGGCTGTCGCGGGGCGAGGTGGAGGCCCTGATGCAGAGATTTCCGGATTGAGCGTCGGCGTGACCGCCTCTCACCTCGGGGAGGAGGTCGGGTGACGCTGGCGCCGAAGCCACCCTCCCCTTGAAGGGGAGGGTCGGACCGCAGGTCCGGGGTGGGGTGAAGGCCAGCAGGATTTGCTGCCGAGAGCAGGTTCACCCCTACCCGCCGCTTCGCGGCGACCTCCCCCCTCAAGGGTGAGGTGGGTGGCGAGCTACCGTGGCTTCATACTGAGGAACCCTGCGCGCCCCGGGGCCTCTAAAAATCCATTCAGCAACTGGATCGATGGCCTCGCCCTTCGAGGCCCTCGCAGGGCGAGGGCCTCGAAGGGCGAGGGGAAAGTGCTGCCAGGCATCACGGATGTCTCTTGCCTGTCCGTCAGACCCTTTCACGAAAGGACGTTTCCATGACCGATGACGACACACTGGCGGTCGCAGTCGACCTCGATGCGGCGGCAGCGCTCTCCGTGCTCGACGATCTCGAAAGCCGCTCGGCGAGTTTCGGCCGGGCGCTGACCTCGGCGCTGAAGGGCGCGACGACAGGCGGCAAGGGGCTGGAGGAAGTGTTGCGCGGGGTCGGATTGCGGCTCACCGATATCGCGCTCGCCTCGGGCCTGAAGCCGCTCGAGACAATGCTCGGCAATGCGGCGGGCAGCCTGATCGGCAGCCTCTCCGCCGGGCTTGGATCGGCGCTTTCCGGCGGGGTCACGGCCTTTGCCCAGGGCGGTGTCCCTGGACGGGTCACCCCTTTTGCCGAAGGTGGCGTCGTGGCGGCACCGACTTACTTTCCGATGGACGGTGGGACCGGGCTGATGGGCGAGGCCGGGGCGGAGGCGATTTTGCCACTGAAACGCGGTGCGGACGGCGCGCTCGGTGTGGCAGCCGAGGGCGGCGGGGCGACCACGGTCATTCATTTCCAGGTGACGGCAAGCGATGCGGCGAGTTTTGCCAAAAGTGAGGGGCAGATCACGGCCATGCTGGCGCGCTCCGTGGGGCGCGGACGGCGGGGGATGTGAGTCGGGTAGTGAGTAGGGAGTAGGGAATAGGGAATAGGGAATGGCTTGCCCCTTATCCGGCCCTGCGGGCCACCTTCTCCCCGCAGGCGGGGAGAAGGAAAGGGCGGCCGGCGCCCGGCCTGTGCTCAGGCAACGACCTCCAGATCCGTGGCGCGAAACTCGTCGGCGGTGGCAAGGATCGGGACGCCGTGGAATTTGGCGCAGGCATAATGCAGGCAGTCGCCGAGGTTCAGACCGTGGCGGCCCTGGCGGAAGCGATGGGCGGCCTCCGAGGAGAGCCGCACCGTCTCTGCAGCTGGCGGCAGATCGCGGATGTCGATGCCGCGGGCTTCGAGAAATTCCGTGACCAGGGCCTGAGCTGCAGGCACCGGAAGATCAAGCTTGTCCGGGCGGGCGAGACCGAGAACCGTTTCGAGGACCGCGACCGGGGAGGTGAACGGCCGCGTGGCGGATGCGAGCGCATCGGACACGCGCTGTGCTTCCGGCTCGTCCGAGAGAAGGGCGATGATCGCGCAGGCGTCGACGAACAT